CGCCTCGCGCTTCGTTGACAGCTCGAATTATATCTAGCTCTCGCTGCCTAGTTTGATTTAGATTATCGATTGCATCATTTAATCTTTGAATTTCTTCTGGTGTTGGCATTCAAATTGTTTTCCTTATTTAAATGGCCATTTTATGCCAGTTTCTTTTTCAAAACCCTTGACAGCGTTAGCCAACAAATATTTATTCTTTTGTGTACGAGGATCATCTAAGCCATACTTTAAATAAGCAGACATATATTTTCTTTCATTTGATAATGTTTTAATAAAACTATCAAGCTCTCTTCTGTTGCCCTTAACTTTTAAAGGAATTGAAAAGCCTCCAAACATAGCCTGCAAGATATATTTTATTTGTGCACCCATACTTGCATATGTTGCTGCTTCGCTTAATGTCTTGTATTCGTTTAAATCAATTATGATTTCTTTCATCGGCTAATCCTCAACGTAGTATAGTAATTAGTTTTTTATGATAAAAAGCTTTTATTCTAAATATTGTAGGATTATCTACGCTTTCTAGCATTCTCATAATGCTCTTTTTCTTCATCAAACTGGCGTTTTAGTCTTTTTATAAACCACACCCTTAAACCAACCGGAAGACTATAGGCTTCAATAAGACTTATCTTTCCGTGATAGACAAGAGAGAATAATTGTTCATACATAGCTTCAGAATAATCAAGATCTAGGCCAAAAAAACTCCGCAGAAAGCGGCACCTCCATGTCAGAAGAATAGTCACAATTTTGACATTCAAAATATTGTTTCATATCAACATTTGGCACCAATTCAGCATATTTTTCTCTTAAATATTTTGAATCTCTTGCAGGCATAACTTCTAAGAATTGATTAATTTTGCTTCTTTCCTCTACGTTATTAAGAGAAACAACAAACTTATTGAAGCTTTCCAATAGTGTTAGGTTTTGAGCTTTTTTACTCTTTGATTGAGTTTCGTCATGACCATTCAAAAGCCTTGTCTCGACTCTAATACCGCTCTTTGGCAATGTAATTATAAAGTTACCACGTTCATTTTGCTCAACACCCTCTGGGAGCTGCAAAGTAGTTCCTTCGCCATCGAACTCTTCTAATTCAAACTCATAATTTTGTCTTGTTCCGCATTCAGGACAAGCTACGTTTGTTTTATATTCCTGACCATATGCAGAAATACGAGCATTGATAACAATCGCATTCTTATCTCCAACAAATAAATCTTTGACATTGATTCTTTTGTCAACCAACAAGCTTTGAATCATTTTATCTAATGCAACACCTTTTTTAATTAAAGAGCGATTTGTTAAAATATCCTCTTCTTTTGCTGTCATCATTTTGATTTCAATTGAGCTTTTGTTGTGAAGCGGATGTCCTGTAGGATAGAACATACCTTTTGTAGGCAAATCTACATATTCAGTTGGCTGAATAAAGTTTAGTAAATCGCCACTTTCCGCACTAACGGTGTTTTCAACACCAGGAGAAACAGGGGGTGCAACGGATGCAGCTACTGCGGGAGCAGCATGCCGTGCACTATTATTTCTGGTTTCCATTTTTACCTCTTGTTTTTAATTAATTATATAGCTTGGCTTGGATTGATCATCCATCATCCAATGAGCTAGCAAACGTAGCTGATACGCCATCTGCAGCTGCAGGAGCCCAACCATCGGCCTGACCACCTGCCTTCGTCATATATGCATAATCGTAAATTAAATCAAATTTAACCTCAACCATACCATCTTGCTCATAGGATAGCTCGCCACCAAAGTCAATGGTGCCGCCCATAAATGCATTATGAAGTTCCCATTCATCAATAACATCTGCCTCTGCAAAAGCAGCGGTATTGCCTCCAATTCCCCCCACAGGCAAAGGACGACCGGTTTGAGTGATTGTCACTTTGTCAAATGGAGAAGTAGCTTGAGCCTTTGTAATATTAGTTGATGCAGAGTCCAGATCTTCAGGCCATGTATAGCCAGCTTGTCTTAGTACTCCAAGGAATGTGGCCTGCATATCAGGCTGAACCATATCGACAAGACTAACTGAAATTGGCTGCCAGATCACACGATTTGGATAATTAAACGTATGATTTAAAAATTTATGTGGAGTTGAATCAAGCTGAGCTTTCGGCTTTGAAACAGTTTTGCACGCAAATGTTGGGCCATCGCCCATTTGTCCGAACCTAATAAAGAACCTAAATTGTCTCTTAGGCTCGGTCATCGCTGTATTCCAAAAAGTTGGTGTTGGCATTTTTAGTTAGTCTCCTGTAGTAGTTTATACTAATATATAGTTATTTGTTAAATTAATCTTCGAAAGAAGCACCTGTGGACGTAATGAAAAAGTCCAGTGCAATAAACTCAATTGCTCTTGCAGGCTTCAAGTAAATCTTAGCATACAAGATGTTTCTATCAATTAGATCTGGAGTAGTTGTCTTCTCGTCGAGAACAACTTTGTAATCCGTAAGACCAAAACGAGTCTTGACATCGTTAAGGAACGGATCAACTTGACCTCTAAATCTAGCCCAGGTAGCTGGAATGTTCTGGTCAAACAAGATATTGTTTGCAATGATAGAAATCTTCTTCTTAAGGTGAATAAGAAGTCTTCTGACATTAATTCTGTCAAGCGCTGAAGCTTCTACCTGCAGTGTCTTCTGACCAAAGATTACAATACCTTCTGATGGGAAGGAAGCAATCGGGTTAATTCTGCTATCGTATAGGCGATCGCGATCTTTTGAAGTAAGCTTCTTGCGAACGTTAACAATAGATAGTCCTGCAGCGCCATTTGTAAGGCCGCCTCGGTTAAATCCTGCCGGGGCAAACCAAAGTTCACTTCTTGCAGCGCTTGAGCCGATTGTTCCCAATGCTGGAACAGAAGGAGGAAGCCAAATAAGCTGTCCTGATCTGGCATCTCTTGACTGTACCCAAGGGAAGAATGCAGCTCCGTAGCTTGAATTTAAGTCGCGGGTTCTCCAGGTAGTTAATGCAGCATCAACATCTGGCATTTCTGGGTAACTATTCGAGGATCCCTCATGACGAGGCTGATAGTCGTCTTGAATATCAATAACAGCAAGAGCATCTGCTCTTTCTTCACAAAGATCAACTAGCTCATCAGTAAGTGCCTCATTTGTAATGCCAGGCATTGCAGCTAAGTTAAAGTCAACATACTCTGGATCCTTAACAGTGTTGAGGGCGCGCTGAATTGAATGTACAGCGTAGTTTTGTGTTTCGCTGGCGTCGGTATATTTAGCACTATCGACGTTCGTACCTCCAAGAAGAGTATTTCTAAACGGATTTAACTCTCTAATATCTAATCCATCAAACCCTCCGTAAAGAACGGTTGTGAATTTGCTAATTCCCTGAACATTGACTAGGTTTGCAGCGCCACTGGCAGCTGTCCAGCTTCGTGTCGTAAGAGATCCTACATTTCTAGAGCCAGACGCATAAGACCAATTTCCAGTGCCATCGCCAGAACTATTGCGTACATTATCTAATGTAAACACGTACTGATAATCTGTGAGGGCGCTGGTTTCATCTAATCCAGTTGGTAGGATACGATTTAAATCAACAATGTCAGTAGCAGTTAACTTGCCACCAACGCTTGACTGCAGATCAGTACCAAAATAAGCATTTGTCTGAGAATTGGCAGTTGTTGAATCCGATGCACTTGCGATCAAGGGAATTGATGGGAACTCACAATGCAGTACTGCAATTGATGAAGTCAAGCCCATACCCAAGTTCATTACCACAGTAGTATTGCTGGCTGTGTAATTAGCATTGTTAGTCTGATTTGGCATATTATTTGGCTTAACAAATACATTTGAGCCATCAATTGAGCCAGTGATTATCTCCGCGCCGTCGACGGGTGTGCCGCGGCGAGTAATTTCAAATGTATTAAACTTGGGAGGCCCAACAACACCAAACGGCATCAATGAAGGTAATGCAGTGCCATCAGAAACTTCTGGTGATACTTCAACTCTAATAAATTTAGATTTGTTATCATAATCACCTCTCTCTTCTGTTCTTAGTGTCACAGCGTTATACTCTGTGTACTTATC